GTCGGCACCCCGACCACGACACCACAACCAATACCAACCAACCAGCCCGGAGCCGCCCCGGGTAGCGACGCCCAACAAGGGCACCTCAAGATTGCCGCTAGCCTTACCGCCTGGTTGTACCACACGAGAAAAATCAAGAGCCCGCCAGCGCTCAGCGTCACCTTTTCGCCGATCGCGAAAAGCCCTGGAACTGAGACCTCGCCACGCTGGCGGGCGCGCCTAGCTTTATTCGCGCGTCCCGGCCGTCAGCGCCACTACTGCCGCGCCGAGGTGGCCGATAGCGTCCGCGATCGCGGTGACGTGCCGCCACTCGGAGTAGTCCCTCAGCGAAACGACATCGCCGAGTAACTCGTTGATTCGTTCGGCCAAGTCGCGGGCCACGTCAATTTCGGCCTCAAAAACTGGTGCTGGGTCAAGTCCTGGTTTCGTCATATCAGTTCCCCTTGTGTTCGAATTTTGCCCTGCCATCATCATGCGAGCCACGGGCAGCGGCTCGCGACGCCCGGAGGCGTTTCGGCTGGTTACCGTGGCCACCAGCGATAGTGCAGGCCGTTGCACGCGACGTAGTCGTCGCACTCATCGTTGCCCGCTTCATAAATTTCGCCCTCGATTTGAGCCAAGACATCAGGGCAGACATCCGTTTCGGTGCGCCAGTCGTGGCCCTGACCGCTCAGGTCGATCTGAATGCAATATAGGTCAGTCGTTGCAAGTGTCATGTCAGTTCCCCTTGTGTGTTTCAAAACTCGAATCAGTGATCAACAACGATCACTGTGCAAGCATCCTAACAGATCCATCGAACGATGCAATACGTGGTCGCTATACTTTTCTCAAAATTCCTGAAAACACCCCGTTTTCTCCGTGAAAAACCGCAAAAACTTTTTTTGAAAAATTGCGTTTTTGGTCGGGTTTCGATACCCTCTAGCGCCATGAAAACCAAAAAACAACAAAAACAGAACTACCGGCTCGGCCATTGCGTGCGATGCTATCAGCCCCTCGCCCCCGATCATGATGAATCAGACAGGCCGTGCCCTAAGTGCCTGCGTAAGATGGCCGCGATCCAGGGCAAGTATCGACGCCAGCACGAACAACACGCAATCAAGCACGGAGAGAGCCTAGCCGGTTGGCGTCCGGCTTCTATTCGCGTTTTTCAGGATCCAGCTACAGTCAAGGTAAGGCCCTGGCACATTTGAGCCCATGCCGCACTCATGGCCTCGCTAGTGCGATCCGGCCGCAGTCCGGGCGACTGCTGGCCCCATGCCCGCGCGACCTGTTGCGCGATGCTGTCAGCGTCCGGCATATTTGGTAGCCACTCGACCGCGTCGACAATCGCACCGACCCGCGTTGAGACCAGCGGCACCCCAGCCGCGTGCCACTCGTCGGCAACCAGGCACCAGCTTTCATGTTCGCTTGCCACAACGCCCACATCACACGCCCGCATCACGTCGCCGATCTGCCGCGTCGCTGGCACGATCCGCAGACGCGGGTGAGCGTCTGGTATCTGATCCGCTCGCCCACCGCCTGCCATTACGCACCACCAGTTGTCGGGTAGATGCTCAAGCGCTTTCGCGATTTGTTTATGCCGTTTTTCGCCGCTTGAACTGAACCGCCCGACATAGCCATACACTCGAGCGTCAGCCGGTACGCCCAGCCGCTCCCGTGCTTGCGCTCGCGTCATCGCAGACTGGCACCGCTCAACGTCAACGCCGTTGCCGATCAGTTCGTACGCCTTGCCCTCAGGTACGCTCCTGGCTGCGATCCCATGCACACTGACCCAGCGATCTACGTAAGGCGCCGCTCGTGGAGTCCACCAGTCCGAGACCGCGTGGATCACGCCGACAATCGGCTTGCCGGTCGACTTGGCCGCTAGCACATGATCGCCGCTGACGCCCCACACCACGAGCACGTCAGACACCTTGCCAACCGCGTGAATTGCATCCGTCGCGTTTGGCGCTTGCGTCACTCCGTGGCCCTCGATCGGCGCGACGACAGGCCCCAGCTCGTTCACGATCCCCACCATTTCCGGCGACAGGCTGCCGCTGGTGAGTGCCACGCCTGCAAACGCAACGCCACTCTCCTGGCCCCAATGACGAATGATTGACCACAGCCACGACTCCACGCCGCCAAGCATCAAACAGGGCAGCACAAACCCGACGCGCACCGCTGGCGATGTCGCGACCTGCTCAACATGATCGGCAAACCACTTGTTTTCGGGGCATGACTCGGTTGCCATAGCAAGCTTGTTGACCACTCCGAGCGACGATGAATTCACTCGACAACCGCAACTCGAACACGTTCCGCCCTTGTACCGCGGACAACCTTTGCATACCTCGAGTAGCTCATCGATTCGCTCCTGCGAACGACGCGGGCGGCCTGCGGCGAACCAGCGGGCGAGAGCCTCTGCGTAGGTTGAAAGGCGGGAAGCCCAGGAGATGCGCTTGGCCTCGTACGCTGCCGGGTCGATTCTAATCGTCGGGCATTGTCGCCGAGCGCCGGCCCGTTTGAACGTGAATCCGCAGTGTATGCACTTCAGATCGCTGCCAATTTCGCAATCGCTTAGGCTGTGTTTTTGCATGGTGCCACCCATTGCCAATCAATTAAGTTTCCCACGTAATCACCCCAGGAGCGTCGCAAAGTTCATGCCGCTGGCATGATCCACCGTCCTCATAGTAGCGGTACGAATACGATTCTTCCGGCACGAAACGCAGCGTTTCCAGTTGTCCCGCGCATTCGTGGTTCAGCGAATTGATCGTTCGCCAAACAAACACCAGATCGGCATAGTTAGCGCCGTATCCGAGATCGTCATAGGCACCGTACATCGTGCAATCGCCGAGCGGGTAGGGGTCGTACGGATGATCGTAAACGCAGCAGAAATCGTAACTGTCGCCATAACTGACTCCCGGCACCATGACGCCGTATTCATCGGGGTACAAGATCGAGTTGTTATAAAGATCCAAGCACCCGTAAAATTTTTGCATCTCTCTGTCAAACGTCGGATCTTTAATAAATCCGCATCCACCATAACCGGCGTACCAGATGCTAATTGATAGCTTTAGCCTTACCTCAATTGCACGCCCGACGAGCCTGGAGCCCTCGATGTTCGTGTCATAGATAACGCCGTCTTTTTCATAGGCGCAGTAGGTGCGAGCGTCAAGATAAATCGTGACGCCTGCGGTAACCTTTTTGAAATCGCTGAGCGTCGTTCCTGTGACTGAGCACAGTAATTCATCGGCCCGCCGAAAATCAAATCCGTTTATGGAGCTGGAATATCCCCAGCGAGCAGTATTTGCGCCCGTGCAATTCGCCGGAACCCATCTATGATCTGGATCGCCGCATACGTCGTTTTGTGCGGTATCAACGCACGCGGTCAAATAATACTCGCCACTCACCCAATTGCAGATCCCGCAATCGTTCGTGCCTGAGTGCGCGTTAAGATCAATTGTGATCAGCGGCGACGTCATGTCGTCGCCTGGACACTCGCAATAGCACGGCGGAAGATTGCAACAGCTGCAACTTGGAGCATTCCGAAAACCCACGCCTAGCACTCCGCTTCAATAATTACCCACTTCGCTTCGTCGGGAAACCACCTGATGATACACTCGGTCCCGCTGTCGAGCGTGGTGACGCCTTCCATCCAATTAAGGTAAGCCGTCACCGTTTCGCGCTCGCTGCCGTTGTAAATTAGGCCCACGTTGCCACTGCCACCACCCAGCCCACCGGGCGAAATCGCCGCCTTGGTTGTCGCCTTGTAAATCGGCGTTTGCAAATTCCCCAGCCGAGCGAGCACCAACTTTTCGCCGCTCGTGCCGATGTCAGCGTAAACAATTTCCGCCGGTCCCCACCATGACGGTTTGAGAATTCCACCAGTGCCAATAGGTGCAAGATACGGTCGCTCGACGCTGTCGGCAATGGTGGCGTAGCAAGTCGCTAGCCCGCTCATCTGCACTTGCCCGTAACCGTCTGACTTGATGATCTCTGTGGCAATGCCCCACGGCTTCGCGTAATTGGCGGACATTGCGTTCGCGCTCGTGAAATAGCGTATGTCGTGGTCGATCGTCGCCGTTAGCGATGGCCCACCATTAACGCGCACGGCATCCCCACGCCGCAGATCGTAACCGGTCGAATTCTTAATCCAGATGCAGTCTCGGTCTAACTGCCTGTCGCCATCGCCAGCACCTGGCCGAACACCAGGCGGCCGCGATTGCTCGACCTCGCGCACAACCTTTGAGATGCGCCGGCGAGCGTCTGCGTTGAAGCCGTGAATCCGTTCGCGTGCCATTGGTAGCCCTTACACGAATGGACCAGGTAGCGGGTCGGGAAAGTTGTAGGCGGTAAAATCAACTTCGTACTCGATGGGGAACGGCAGAAAAACAGGCGGGTCGCCGTTGTCGAGCACGCCGCCAGCACCGTCTAGTTTTTCGCGGCTGACTTTGCCGTTGACGATGATATCTGCGAACCGCTCTTGCGGTTTGACCTTCGTGTTATCGAGTAGGTACCGAGTGCCTTCATCGAGTGTCAAATCCGTCCAGCCGACTTGATTGTTGTCGTCGTCGAGTTGTGACTTAATCTGGAATTCCCACGTATTGGCAACGTAGGCATCATTAGCGCCGTACCAGATGATCTCGTAATCCCAGCGAACAAGTTTGACTTGCCGCGCGGCGAATCCCCAGAACGCGCCGTCGTTGACCTTGTTGATAATCTCCGCTCGATCGGAAAGATTGATAGCCGCCGTGTTTTTGCGAAGAACCACGGTATCGATTGCGTTGTCGCGCATGAGTGGCGGATCGAGGAATTGCTGATCCGCTGAATTTGCAATCAGATTGCCGTCTTTGTCTTTGTACGCTGGCCGCTGTTCGTTGGCGAAACTGCCGCTAATTTTCCAGCCGGTGTCAACCGGATCGCCTGCGTAGTCGTCCGCTTTTTCGTCTTGCTGCTGGCTTTCGCTCGGATGCTGGAACTGAACCGTGACCATCCATTTTTTGCGGCTGTTATCAACGCTGGCAAGTTTGGCGGAATAGCGCGTAGCGAACGACCACGAATCGTACTCGGTGCCGATGTTGTAGGACGATCCACGCGCGGGAATTCCCGACGCCTGAACCGCTGTCAGCGGCCCATCACCAACATCGGTGACCACCAGATACGTGCATGAGTAAGACCGCGTTTTTTCGAAGTCGCCGCTTACCTCTACTAGCTCTGCTGCTGACGCTGCCATTTACGCTATCCCCTCGCCAAAAAATTCCACCATAGCTTCTTGATTTTTTGGGTCTGTGTTTTCGCGGATCTTTTCCAGGATTGATTCAACCCGCTCCTGCCGTCGAGTGCTCATAGCTTTTGCGGCTTCAACAGTTCCCGCCTTAATTGTTCGCGGCATTTCGCCGCCGTCGGCGAGGGCTCCAGCCTCACGAAATAACAGTTTGCCCATCTCGTCGCGCGTGAGTGCGCCGAGGTTCACTAACTGCTGAAAGTTCGCCGCCTGCTTCATCAATCGCTCTTCGTCGCTCATCAGCGATTCGCGCAGCCTGGCCCCTTCGTCAAACGCCTTCGATCGAACGTCGCTAATCTCTTTTTCGAGGTCAAGTTCTTCCTGCTTAATCCGCTTTTCTTCGAGCAATCCAGCGATCGCGGCCCGCTGCAAGTCGCTCAATTCCATGCGATCGATTTTCATTTGCTCGATCTGGTCACGACTCATGCCGAGCGTGTCGACCTCTTCGCGCAGCGTAGCAATAAAATCGTTAGCAGCGTGAAACGGTTTTAGCCGCTCTGCCGTATTATTTAACCACTCGTCCCACTGAGCGAACATGGCAGCTTGTTCGTCGAGCATCATTGACAATTCATCGCCGCCAGCATTGGCATCCTTGCGCAGATTGTTAAGTGTAAATTGCTGCTGCTTCATGACGCGGGTTGACTCTTGACTGTACGGGAAAAACGCTTGGCCAGCCGCACCAATAATCTGTCCAGGTAACCCGAAATAGCTTGCTTGCAGTCCTAAATATCCCCTAGCAACTTTTGAATCACGCAGCGAATTAAATATCCCCTTCGGTTTTTCCGCTTGGTTATTCATTTCCTTGAGTGCCGCCGTTGCCATTTCGATCGCCGTGGCAATGTTGGAAAACGCCGCGACCAATTCAGCTCTCACCTGCGGATCGCCCAGGATATCAGCGAACGCCTCAGCCATGCGCCCCACTGCTGGCATCACTTCAATCGAAATCTGCTTCCATACTCCGCTGATTGTTTGATTTAGCCGGATCATCTGTGCATCGGCCTTGTCCATAAGTGCCCGTTGTTCCTCCGTGAACACGTTCCCCGTTTTCATCGCCTCTTCTTGCAAATCCTGAAACGTCGCCAACATCTTGGCAATCTTCGTATTTCCGCGACCGAAAATATCGAAGACAGCATTTAGCTTTTCCGCCTGCGTTGGCAGCGATGAAATCGCAGCTGCCACCGCTGCGAATTGCTTGTCGGGCGATTGTTGAGCGAGCGACCGGAAATCGAGCCCGAGCCGCTCGAATTTATCAGCGCTACCCGCTGCGCCGCTCATAGCATCGCCAAGCGTCACCTCCAGCTTTTGCAGCGCTCCCTGCAACGTACCCGCGTCAACTTCGGCAAGCGCCGCCTGCGTTTGCAGTAGCGAAAGTGATTGAGCCGTCATTCCTAGCAGCTCAGCGGTATCGCTGATTTGGTCGATTTCGTCAAACGCGGCTTTGATGTTGCGCGCCGAATAGCTAGCCGCATCGCTCAATAATTTGAATTGCACCGCCAGCACACCAACGGCTGCACCTGCTGCTGCAACTGTCGCCGTGGCAGGCCCCAGCGTGCCCATAAATCGGCCGACGACTGGCAATTGACCGAGTGCCTGCCGCATGTCGTCGGTCATCATGGGCTGCGCTTTTATGGCGGGAAGCTTTGGCGGGACGATTGTTTTTGCTAGCTGCGCCGTGACGATTCGCGGATCTTCCATTCTCAACTTAGTAAACGCCTGCCGAAAATCCTGCCTGCTCATCTGCATGCGCACAGCCGTGAGAGATTTCATGCGCTCGTTGAATTTATCAAGATCGCTCTTGCCAAACTGCGCCCACTGCTTGGCCGTCGCGCTAACCGCGTCACCCTGCCCGCGTATCGCTTTGGTGGTTCCGTCAATTTGGCCCTGGATCGCTCGTTGCCGATCTTGCAGCATTGCGAGCGCGGCCGCGTAGTGATCCTGGCTAACCTTGCCAGTCTTTAGGCGCTCTTCAAGCTGAAGAATCATATCCTCAACCTTCTTGCCACTCATCGCCAGTTTTTCGTTAACCGGAATCGTGGCCTTCAAGACTTCGGACAGATTGCGCATCCCACGCGCAGCGCCTGACACGTCGGCAACGACCGCAAAATTAAGCCTTTCGGAGACTGCCATGATTTCTCCCCGTAATCATTTTGCGGAACTGCGCGTCAAGCGATGACCACTCATCGCGCGTCGTTTTCTTTGGCGGGTCGAGCATCTGCAAACGCCGCATTTCCTCCGGCGTTTTTAGGTGCTCTTGCTTTGTCACGTTTACATTGTTGAGGATTGCCGCGATCTCTTGCCATTCCTCGCCCCAACCATCAAGCAATGCTAGCGCCATCATCTCAGCCCGCTCGCTCTCGCTCGTGTCATCCAGCCAAGCATCAACCGACTTGTAGCCGAGACGCGCCGCCGTGCGCGCTCGGAGTAATTCAAGTCGGTTCGCCCTTAGTTTTTTGCGGCGCTCTCCACGGCCTGCCAACCATCGCCGCCAAACACGCCGGTATGCTGGCGAGCAGCGTCAAGCAGGATTCGCATCACGCCGCCATGCAGTTCATCAAACACGCCAGCAAAAACGTCATCCTCGCTGAACGTTTGAACGCCTTGCTCATCGACAATGACAAGCGCCAGAAACAACTCTTCCTGCTTGGCTTGTCGGGCAAGAATCGTCTCTCCCTTGTCGTCCGTCATCGACTGCGCCAGCCGCCGGAATTCCGATCGTTTGAGCGAGCGAAGTTTGACTTCGCCAAGCTCTGGAATTGTCACGACCTTATATCGCCGCTCACTTGCCGCTGCAATCTTTTCTTTCAGCCCCACGCTTCGACCCTTTCAAAAAAACACTCGCCACCTGCCACAAATAGAATCCCGCGCGCCGGGTTGGTGGCGTGCCTGTGTGGAGCAGGGCACCCGGCGCGCGGTTCGCGTGGTTCGTTGTTAGCCGTCCCAATCGGGCGGATCAACAAACTCACCAGCTCGTTTCAATCGCTCAGCTTCATCGCTGATCCAGTCGCGCAGGCCTTGCGGCATCTCTTTCCAGATCTCGGGGAGCGGCAGCAAGCTTGCCCCTTCTGCGTCCGGCAAATAGCCGACTTGCTGCAAGATCGGCGCGCCCGGCTCTGGCTTTGGTGGATACACCAAGACCATTTTTTGCGGGTGCTCGAACGGCAGCATGCCCATGCCCTGGACGTTCATGTAACCAATATGCCGTCGCAGCTCGACGCGAAAGCTTGAAAAATCAACTGGCATGATTTACCCCTTTACGCTGCTGGCGTGTACGTTGGTCCCGTGCCGCCGTTGAACGTAAACGTGATCTGGCCTTGCTGCACGGTGCCGGTCTGAAGTGGCGGAAATGTCGTTGACGTGATAAATCCCGTGCCAGCGATGTTTGGCGCGGTTGCGGCTCCACCGCCTGGCAACGGAAACGTGATCGTGATGGTTTCCGCTGCGGTGCCGGTCGATGGCAATCCAACCGAGCCCTCGAACAAAACATCGAGCGTGATTTCGTTCAGCTCATCAAGATCGCCAGGCATATACGTCCGCGTCCCAGACGTGCCAAGATGCGTCGTTTCGACGCGCGGCCGCGTGCGCTGCAGGTTTGTTGGGATTGCTACCAACTTGCCCGACCAGCTCGTGGTCCCAAAAGTAACCGATGCTCCGTGCCCCGTGTCTGGTACTGCGCTAACAGCCATGACAATCTCCTTTTCAATTGATTACAAAAAAACGATAAACAGCCCGTTTCCAATACCTCGCTAAATCCGATCCATCTTGCGGCAGATCGTCGCCAGCATCGCCGAACAAATCGGTGACAATTTCCGCAACGAATGCCGTTCCCATCTGCTTATTGCTCGGCGTCATTTCGTCGTACACGGCCCGCGCTAACTGATCCGCTGCGGCCCGCGTACCACCGACGGCCAAGACCTCGTACTGCTGCGTTTCCATCGTTGACCGCCCGCCTAGGTGCATCACAGGCGAGCCGCTTGATTGAGTGACGATCAGGTAGGGCAGCGTTGCGTTTTGCTTTGGTCGCTCCGGAAAGATCCGTGCGCCGGTCGAGGAGCCGACGAGTGATGTTATGCCGCTGCGAGTCTTAAGCCACGCTAGTAGCTCGGTTGAGAACTCAGCCATCTTGCCCGCCTTTCGCCGCAAGATTGCGGTCAACTTGGCGGTTGAAATTGCGGATTACCTTCGTTATCTCCTGCTCCATGATCGGCGCGATTTGCGATTTAACGGCATCGGCCGATGGTTGCAAAAACGGATACGGCTTGACTGTAGTTTGCGGCGACTTCTGATAACGTCGCTTGCGATTGCGATAGTTCGGTCCGCGATCAGTGCGAACTACTACGCGGTGTCCTGTCTCAAGTAGTCTGCCATGCCGAAATTTATGCTGCGGTCCAACAATTGCAAAAACAGCCTTTTCGTAATCCTTGATTTTGACTTGTATTCCGCTCGATAATCGATCGCGCTTTGCTTGTCGATCTGTTAGCACAAACGATTGTCGATTGCGTTCTACAGCCGTCGATGCTTGACGCTGAATGGTTGTCATTGCTTTACGC